TTTTCTTGAAACTCTCGTTTATTAAGTTCTTCTAAAAGAACTGTAAACTCTTTAGCTTCAGCTTTGCCTAAATGTGAAAGGTCTATGTTTTTTAAAGACTTTAACTTGTCTGAATTTGATGTCATTTATTTATAAAAACTTAAAAGTTTTATTAATTCACTTATATCTTCTGGGTTTATCTGTTCACCTATTTCTAAATTTTTAGGGTCTAATGAAATAACCGTGTCGCTTTCCCCTCTCATAGGTCGTTTAGGGAATCGTATAGCGTCATAACCTTCATCTAAAAATGGTAGTGCCATATCTTTACTAAATCCTGAAGGTGTCCTTCCTGTTCCTGGAAGTCCTTTAAGCATAGCCATAATTCCTGAACTTAGTTCTGGGTCGTATACATTATTTTTTCCCCTATATCCTTGACGATAAATACTTGTTGGACCTATTGATTCATTTTTGTTAAACATCTCTAATAATCTTTCGCCTACAGGATTTCCTTTTGCTTTATTTTGTTGAATACCTTTAAAAGTTCTAGGGTCTGCAATATCGTCTATATCAAAAACATTTTTAAAATTAGGGTTAATCGTATACACACTTCCTTTAGTACCTGCATTAGCTAAAAGTCTAGGGTCTGAAAGTTCTGATGCTGTATAGATTCCCCCAGTAGATTTTCCTCTTTGGGTAGGTATTGTTAAATTTTTGTCTTTATAAAAAGGTATATCGTTTATACGGCTTCCGTGATATAAAGTGTTTTGGTCTGTTAAACTAGGCATTATTTTATTTTCTAAATTTAAACCTCCTAATTTTTTACTAAGGTTTATTTCTGAAACTAATGCTCCAATACCTTTCATATCATCTGAAATACTAGTAGAAGATGTTCCTCCTGGAGGTGGTTTTCGTCCTGATTTTTTTGTAGCGTCTGCTAGTTCTTTATTTCCTTTACCTGTATTACGTATACCAAAAAGTTCGCCTTGTTTTGTTTTTAATGGAAAACCAATATCTTGTAAATTTTTTGACATTGTATCCGACGATTCTGTTATTCTTGTTCCTGGAGATTTAGCCTTATCAGCATCCATCTTTTTTATTTGTTTAAGAAGTTTTACTTCTTCTTTTTGAGAGGCTGCTGTTTCAATAGGGTCTGTTGTTTTACCTTGTATTTCTCTTTCTCTTTTTAATTTTTGTACTAACTTAGCTCTTTTTACAGCAAAAGAAACAGCTTCAGCAGGTATACCTCCTCCTATAACATCTAAATAAGATAAAGCTTCTCCTAATTTATCACCTCTACGTTTTGCTAATTCTGTAGATATTCCAGGAATAAAATCAGCTACTCCCGATACAAGATTTTGTATAGGGTCTTCAGTATTTAATGGTTGATTTATATAATTATAAATTCTATCCATCAACGGTGACGTTGACGGTGGGGTAGGTTCTATTGTTCCAGTAGCTTCAGCCATTTATAAAGTATATGTTATAAAGTCATTTTTTGCAAAACAAAACGTTAAAATAAAAGTAAAGGAGAAATAAGTTGGAGTGGTGTTCTTGGTCCGCGAATTATTTTTCTTCTTTATCGTATTGTTTATAATATTCAACTATCGATAAAATATTTTTAGTATACCTAGTTATTTCAGCCATATTCATTGATAGGTTTTCATACTGGGGCGTGGTTAATGCATAATAAGCAACCGCAGGAGCTTTACCTTCTTCAACGAGTTGTAGGTATTCAGCCATGATTTCTGGAGTAAGAACTTTCCATTCAACATCAACGGCTTGTATTTCCATAGGTAGTGGTGGGTGATACATGGGTGCGGGTAACGAAATAGTATTTACTTCTACGGGTTTAGTTGGTAATAATGAACAACCACTGACCGTGATTAATAAACTAATACTAATTAGTAGCTGTTTCATCTTCTTTTACCGTAGTTATCTCAACAAGATTATTCATTACTTGTTTTGTACCTTTATTAACTATCTTTTCTACTAATCCTGGTTTATTTAATGCGAGGTTATCTAAATCGTGCTTAGCAAATGTTTGTCTTAATTTATTGACTTCACGAAGTGCGTTTTGTTTTTCGGTTTCTAACAAACCAAGGTCCGCGGATAGTTGTTCTTGTTTAGCTAAATATTGTTTAATTGAATCATTTTGTTCAGTTATTTTACTTTCAAGAACTATTTGATTAGCTTTAGATTGCGATAATTGTTTAAACAAATACGAAGAACCCGCCAAAGATGCCGCCAATAGACCCCCGAGAACTAAGCTGAGTTTAAATCCCATTATGTTTTTGTTGTGTATTTATTCATTAAAAAGTCTTTAAAAGAACTAGGTAACGCTTGATGTTGTTCTTTGTATCGACCTATTTCGGGTAACATATCTTGTGCAAACGGGGAAAAAGTTTCTGTTCCAAAGACTTTGTTTATATCTGTTTTTCCATCTAATAGTTGTATAAAATCAGAAAACTCTGTTTCTATTAGTTCAGGGTTTATTTCAGAATCTACGTTAGCGTCGTACCCATCGTTAAAAAAACTAAATTGGTTTTTTGTATAACCTTTATCGTATATATATTTAGGTGATAATTCTTTTCTATCTGATTTTCGTATTTCTTGTAAAACATCAAAACGTTCTTGTTCCCCGACGTTGGATAATAATTCTTCAAGTCTATTTGGTTCTTGTACAGGAGGTTGATATATATTTAAAGGACCTGCAGGTACCGTTGGTGTATCAAGTTGTAGTATATCAAGTATGCCTGCCATCCTGAAAGTATATTCGAAAAAAATTTTTTCGCAAAATATTTTTATTTGTAAAGTAGTTGCAATTAAGGACGGAACACCAAGGAGCGGCGGAGGGTGAGGACCCGCGGCTAGGTTTAGGGGGTATAGGGGGTAAATTATAGGCACAAAAAAGGGCTACTGTAGAGTAGCCCTAAGGTAGGTTAGCTTAACTTAGCTATTGAACACTAGTACATCATTAAGTGTTGCTAGGTCTAACTTAGTAGTTCTAACTAAGTTAGCAGTAGCACCAGTTTTACCTTTATAGTAATGAGGGAAACATTCAGGTACAGTTTGTTTGTAGCCACATTTATTCTCATCTTCCCATGCATTGCAAAAGTCTTGATAACTTATAACACCTGTAGGCGACAAGACACACTCTTGAGCAATAATTCTCATTAAGTGCTTAACTTGGTCGCTATTAGCAGCGTTACGTACATGATTAAAGCTATCTTTATTCTTAATAGCTATAGTATCAATACCACCGCTACCACCTGTAGCTGTATCAGTCTTCATATTAGCTAACTCATCTTTAGTAAACATAGCTTTTTTATTATCTATGTTAGCTATTGCCTGTTTAACTTCTTTATTATCTTTATTATTCATAGTTCTATTTCTCTTAGGTGATTAGTTAGTGTTAGTAGATAAGTATCCTAATTCCCTTGTCTACATATACTATCATACTCTTATTATCTTAGATTGCAATACTATATAGTTAATTAGTTTATATAAGTTAGTTAGGGTATTCAGATCTGAATAGCGTATCTAGGTTAACTAACTTAGTATTAAGTTTTTAGGAACGACGGACGGACGGACGGATTACATTCATACGAGGGAGGGAGGGTGGGAGAGAGCGAGCGATAGAGTAGAGCGATAGAGTAGATTGAGCGATAGAGTAGAGTGCTAGAGTAGAGCAGGCACAAAAAAGGCGACCGAAGTCGCCCATTGGTAACAGTCAGCTATCAGCTAATTGTTATGTATCCAGCTTTCACAAGTGGCTTTTTGTAACAAGACCAAATTCTAGTTACTGCTTGGTCTGTTATACCACCAGCTTTTTCCCAAGCACTTTCAGTCGAACCATCAGTCCCGACTAACTCACCTACTGTTAAAGTATTACCTTTCGCAGCAATTAGTGCTTCGATAATCTTCCCAGCCTGTGGAGCAATATCCACAGTCGGTGTAGCGATGAGCGTAATCACTGCATCGTAGTTTGCAGAACCTCTTTGAGTTCCAGCTTTATAGTTTTTATCTATCATATCTTTCTCCTTTCTAGCTAAGTGGCGAAATTACCTACTTAGTACAATCATTATAGCCGCGATTGGTACCAAAGTAAAGCAGTATAAAGAACAGCAGATTGCAACCAAAAGTAATTAAGCGTCTTTGGGTGTGAACTCTCCCTCAATCACATTAGACTCCGTCGCTCGTTTCTGTATTAGTTGGTCGAGTCGAGTGAGGATGTCATCCTTTGACATCAAATCAATCTTTGCGGTGAGTATCTCGCGTCTATCGATGTAGAGTCCACCTGCCTTGCCTCGATGGACCTCGGCTGTGATGGCTGCGGATATCTGACCTTGGTCTTTTGCCTCTTCTCTTAGGTCGTGTAGAGTAGAGAGATGATTCTCTAGAGAAACTGCATCCCTTTCTGAAGCTGCGATTTCTAAGTCGATGAGATAGTTTCGTACAACAGGGTTATGGTTTAGTAGAACACTGCCCTGAGTCTTCGCTCCCTTCCTGTCCTTTGTATACCCTGCTTTTATAGCTGATTCAGTAGCTGTTTGACCTTTCAAGTACTCTTTACAAAACCTTTTCTGTTTTGAGTTGAGAGGCTGCCAAATCTTACCGTTGATATCAACAAAGGCTTTACCATCTTCGGTCGGCATTAATGAAGTATATGTTAGCTGTTTCATCTTATCTCCTCGGTGTGACAAATGATATTACTATCATATTAGATTATATATCTTTTATATAGTTTTCCCATGCCCTCTAGGTATCTTACCTAGAGTTTCTAATAGAGTAATAGAATTCTATTAGTTTTGATAAAACAACGAATCGAGTAACCAAGAGACATAGACAAAGATTCTATTAGTTTATTAGAGATATTAGTACATTTGTAAAACTTTTTACAAAAACTTTTTTATTTTACCAGATAACAATACCAATAGATTCAATAGACATAAAAAACCCCCGCACGAGGCGAGGGCAAAGATAGGTTAGGGAACTATCTTATAAACCGTTCTCGTCATAATAGTTAGCTTCTTCGGTCACTCCATAAGGATAATTTTCTCCAGCAATTCTAAAAGTAATAGCTTTATCGCTTTCTTCTAAAGATTCATCGTCTTCCCAATCGAATCCGATATACTTATACTTACCATCTGATGACTGTGAAGTCCACATATATACTGAATCTTCTATAGCAGTTTCTTTATACTCTATCCATGTAGCAAAATCCCTAGCGAAAGCTAGTTCTTCGTTCCCGTCAACAGTACTGTTACCTACTTTAAACTCTACGATAGTACCAAATAAATCTAACTCTTTCCATTCTTTAGTCATTACGCACCTCCTACAAATGGTAAAGTCGCACTAGTCAGCGTTTCGCTACGGTCGAACCATTGTAAACACTCGCGTTTACAATCCCAGTGGTACGTTTCATGACCTGTATCATTCCCTTTATATTCGGTAATAGTATAAAAATGCGTAGCGTCTTCGTATGTATAAAACTGCATAGTATCGCCACTTATCGGGTAAGCTATCGGAGCACTGACCGCGGTCATTCCTTCGTATAACTCTTTCGGCATATTCGGGTAATTGCCGATATTACAATCGAATGCTTTATGTTCAAAGCCTCCGTCTATCTCATTCCATTCTTCGTTCATATAATTCTCCTTTCTATAGTTTTGGGCTAATCCTTTATTAGCCCTTAATATATTATAACTAACAGCAAACCGATTATAAAGCAGCGTTACGAACTAACACAGGCATTCGTAAAGTAAACCCCGTGCCTCCCTCATATTCAAAATGTATATAGTTATACAAATCATTCGTCTCAACATGAACATAAACCTCAGATGGCTCGGTAATTCGACCTAAATCCATATCGTCTGCATTGACAACTTCTTGTTTAAAACTACCTACGTCTTTCGAATAAATAAGTTCATTCAAATAATCCATTGGTTCGTACATATCTTCAACTCGCTGTGGGCTATCGCCTGTAGATATTTCTACACCATCACAACCCGTCTTTATAAAGTTATCCATCACGCACCTCCAGTAATTCTAAATGCTACGGTTTTTTCAGTATGTTCAATAGGGTCTTCTAGCGTATCACCTCTTTCCCAGTCTATCACTAAATATAAATACCCGTCTATGATAGCAATCGCTGCATCTATCTTATCGCTTATATCGAAATACTCACAGGTTTTACTAAACTTTCGTAAAGTCTTATTTTCCATAGTATCACGAGGACTCCATCCTTGTTGATACTCAATGGTATCAGTTAGTTTTTTCCAATCACTCATATAATTCTCCTTTCTATAGTTTTGGGGTTAATCTTTTACTAACCCTTAACCTATTATAACTACCAACAAAGCGAATTTAAAGCAGTAGGGGACGCCGCAAGCGAGACTTACAGCTTCGGGATATTTATCAGTAAATAATTCTATTTCTTCTTTACCACA